GCTTAACAGTAGGCCCAGAAGACAACGATATTTGGTCCTTAGCAGGAACCAGTATATCTAAGTCACCAAAGGCCAAAGCATCGGATAAATCCCTGCCACGAACTTCTTGTGTAATATAAACAGTCACGGCTTTCTCCCATGCAAACCTTACAATACCGCGTGTTGTAAATTAGACAAGGGGCACTTTGCTTAATAGGTGGGTTTTGGCTAACGATGTTTTTATTTTATTTTTGGGGCTAGTATACAATATCTGAATATATCGCTATATTTGTTGTTTTTGCTGTACTTTTTCCCCCTACGCGAAGCAGGTTTTGAAGAAAAATAAAATATACGCTAGGCTAAAACCCCCCTACTTAGCAAAGTGGTTGTCTTAGGCACTCGGCTGTGTATATTGGTTATAGCCGTAAGAAAGGGCATTGCAATGATACGCTACAAGTTCAAACTTGAGCCTTACGCTCATCAGATGACTGCTTTAGAGCTCAGTGCCAATAAGCACGAGTATGCCCTGTTTTTAGAAATGGGCACAGGTAAAAGTAAAATCATTATTGATACAATCGCGATGTTATATGACTCAGGTGAAATCCAGGGAGCATTGATTATTGCTCCAAAGGGCGTGTACAAAAACTGGGAGCAAAGCGAACTCCCTACACATTTGCCAGACCATATTGACCACAAGATTATTATGTGGTCGCCTGAAACAACGCGCAAACGTTTAGAACACTTGGACCAAGCCTTCCATCGTGACGAATCGTTAAAGATTGTGGTCATGAATGTGGAAGCGTTCAGTTCTGAAAAAGGTGTGACTTTTGCTCAAAAGTTTTTGAAATACCGCAGTGTGCTTATGGCAGTAGATGAAAGTACCACCATTAAGAATAGGACAGCCAAGCGCACCAAAAGCATCGTTAAGCTAGGTGAACTAGCGCAGTATAAGCGGATAGCCACAGGGTCACCTGTTACACAAAGCCCGTTAGATTTGTACAGCCAGTGCGAGTTTCTTGATCCATGGGCCTTGGGATATAATAGCTTTTGGGCTTTTCAAAGCAGATACGCCAAGATGCACAGGCGTTCTGTAGGTAGCCACAGTTTCAACCAGATAGTTGGTTATCAACATTTAGATGAGCTCAGTGAGCGGCTGGAAACGTTTAGCTACCGTGTGCGTAAAGAAGACTGCCTTGACTTACCTGAAAAGGTATACACGAAACGATTGGTCGAGCTTACTGATGAGCAACGCCGTATTTACACACAGATGAAAAACCTCGCGTTGGCTGAGTTGGAAGGTGCGTTGACCACGGCACCAAATGTGTTAACTCAGATTCTTAGGCTACAGCAGGTATGCTCTGGCTTTGTGAAAATGGACGACGGCACCATTAACAACTTCCCTAGCAACAAGATGTCTGAGTTGCTTGCTGCAATAGAAGAAGTTGATGGTAAGGTGATTATTTGGGCTACGTTTACTCAAGATCTTTTGAATATTGAAAAAGAACTTAAGTCTGTATACGGAGAAGACAGTGTTCGTACATACTATGGTCAAACTGAAGTCGAACAACGACAACAAACTGTCAGAGACTTCCAAGACCCCACCAACCCCCTGCGATTTTTTGTTGGGCAACCCCGCACAGGTGGATACGGCCTTACCCTCACCGCAGCCAAAACCGTCATCTACTACAGCAACAACTACGACCTTGAAATAAGGTTGCAGAGTGAAGATCGTGCGCATCGCATTGGGCAACGGAACACTGTTACCTACATAGATTTGGTAACTGAAAAGACTGTTGAAGAAAAGATACTTCAAGCCCTGCGCAGCAAGATTAATCTTGCCACACAGGTGTTAAATGAAGATTACAAACAGTGGATTATTTAGGCAGTATGCAAGCACATTTCAAAAGCTGTTTTTTCAACTTCTGCTACGCGCCGTCCCCAACCTTTTCCAAACGTGCCCCATGTAGGCAACGCTTGCAAAAACTCTAACCGTATGGTGCAAATTTTAGAAGCTAGTTCTTGTGGATTTGCCTGTGAAACAGCGGTTAGTGTAGCAGGTCCGATAGAGCCATCAGCAGCCACACCGAGAGACTTTTGTAGAAACTTGCTGGAACGACCAGTACCACTATTAACAGCAAGATCAAAAACAGCAAAGTCCACCCCAGACGGGAGGTCATCGCAGCGGCACTTGTCCCAGTAGTTTTTTCTGTAAAGCGGCGCGACATCTTCTGGCCCTAACGATCTCATTGTTAATTCATCAACTGAATGGCCTACCCATTCTTCCCACACCTTACGGGTAACACCAAGATTTGTCATGCCTCCTGGATCTTTAGGATGGTTGACAAAACCGCCTTCGTGTTTCAACACCATAGCCAAACACTTTTCAAAATTTTCACGCATATTACTGTCCTATTGCACGTTTTTCGATAATTGAACCTAATGAGTCATTAGGGAACAATTGTTCGTATGAAGTTTTCGGCTTTGTTGGCACCGCCGCAGCCGGAGGCGGTTCTAGTGCTTCGCCTATCGGTGGTATCAATGGAGTAAGTAACTTTTTTTCAGGATTAGAAGGTTGCGTAACCGAAGATGCTCCAGCAGGATTAGATGGCGACCGCAAAATCGGCATGGTTATGGTTGTTTTGCGTTCTTCTGCGGGTTGTGCGTCCTTAGCCATAGCTACTCCGGCACCTATAAGCAAATCTGGGCTAAACCCCTTCTTGTACAGTGCCCTGCTTATGCTATCTATTTGAGATTGGCCTAAAATTGCTCTGCCCCCTTCTTGATTAATGGGCAGTGGTTCACTCAAAACCCTAGCTAGGCTAGGATTCAAGATCGCGTCCTTTAAGGCTTCATACTTCCCAGCAAGCATATTTTGCCGAACAGCGTTTTGTATAATAAATACCGCCGCTGTTAATGAAGACTGCCTTCCAGTATTCACAGCAGAAACTTGTGTCGTAACACCTCTTGGACTCAACCCAATCCTGCCTTGGATACTTTCCATAAGCCCCATAGTATCGATACCCTTACCTTCAGGCATTCCTGTTGTTAAGGTTTTTCCAGTAAGATCAAAAAAGGCCATAGCGTTATCAAAATGCTCTTTTCCCATCATAGGAAGGAAGATATCGTCTTTATACCTTTCAAGCATATTAGCACTGCGCACCGCATTATTAGCAATGGCATCAACTCCTGGATCATCTAACTGCAACCTATCTTTAGACATAACAGATCTAAAAACCATATTTTTGAATGTTTCTTTAGCATCATCATCCCCACTTTTTTGAATAATGCTCCACATGCGTTTCAAATTTGCTGGATCTTTCAAATTTTTAGCAGAATCTCCAACAGCATTATCTACAAGGGCTTGTGCTTGGTGTGGCTTACCATCAGCACTTATCATCCCTGTTTCTTTATCGAACCTATATCCAGCATCGTCTAACAAAGATGTCACTTCAAACTCAGACACTTTATCTTTACGCGCCTTTAGCTGCACTCTCCTTGCAAGGAGAGCATCTTGTGTTTTGGCAACATCAGACAAGTAATCTAATAGCAAAACAGGTTCTTTAGTTGTCGGATCCGTTATGACAACCTCACCATACTTTTCTTTTCCTGTTGTGTTTATAAATCTTGACAAGGCAGTTTTAGATAACTTGCCCTCTGTAACAGCCTTAGTTGCTACTTCATCCAACACGGCATCTCTGAACATATCCATTTTAACAGGGTCGTCACCAAAAAGTTCTTTATATTTCCTAACATCACTAGAACTTTTGGTAAAAGCCGCAGCAACCTGCTCAGCAGGAAGTTGGTACTCAACTTCTTTCCCGCCTCCAGGAGCAGTTTTCATAATTTTTTTCACAACTGCATCTGAAAAAGGTAAGATTTTAGTATTCAAATAAAATTCTGCAAACTCTTGACGGGCTTTCCCAGCAGCATTATTTCCTACAAATTTAACAGAATTGTCCAAGGCCGAAGCTAAAATAGAAAGGTGCCGTATTTCAGAATCATTGGTTGATTCTCTAAGTTCAGAAGCCACCTGACTACGGAACTCTTTCCAATCTTGAAAATTAATTTTACCTTCTTTACCTTTTGCGTTGAAATCAAATTCAAGGAACCTACGTACTGATTTAGGCAAGCCCCCGTAAGAAACACCTGTGTTTTCAGGGTCAATTTTAAGCTGCGCGTTAATAGCGTCCTTCATAGGCTGCGCATCAGCAAGTGGGTCACGCTCATTAATTTTCAAACGTTTAGCTGCTTTAGTAACTGCTTGATCAGCTATTTCTTCGCGTTTAATCAGTTCGGCACGAATATCCTGACCAAACGAACGTCTAAACCCTACCTTATCCGTAGGATCAATAGAAGGAAGTTTTCCCGTTAACGCATCAAGGTTATCAGAAACTTCTGCATCTTTATCGTTTATCCTTGCCATTACCCGATTAAACTGATTTTTTAACGGGTCATAAATAACTGAAGGATGAGCCTCTGCATCTGTTATTTTCTGCGCCCTAAATGCATCAAGATTCAAAAGGTTGGCAATTTTCCGTTGAAGATTTTCAACGGTTGTCATACCTGTGGTTTGACGTTCAAAATTACGTTGCTCAACAAGCAAAGAAGGATCTAGAGTAGTTTCTGGAATAGAAAGTTCAATTTCTTTTCCTATCGAATCCCTAATAAGGGTCTGGTTTGCAGAAGTCCGAGCAGCTTCAGCCTGAGCAGCATCGTTAGATGCCTGTGCTAAAATACGTGCCTGTTGCTTGCTATACCCCATAGCTGTGAAATCTTTAACACTAAGATTTTGAGGCAAAAGATCAACTACTTCTTGTGTAGCATCTGTACCCACAACCTTACCGAGCAACTTCTTACCAATTTCGAAAGGGGAAATATACTTGTACGTTTCAAACGCTATACGCCCAATACCTTTTATAGCAGCAGGTGCAAGCATCAAACCCGCAGGAGCCAAAGCTACGTAATCTTTAGATCCAGGAACAATCTCTTGAGCAGTCTGTGACGCCCCGCCAATTAAACCGCTTATTCCTGCCCCGATAGCTGTGCCCATTGCAGGATTATCTACAAAAGATTGAACAGCCTCTGCTCCAGCAGTTTTAGTTGCCCCCAGTAAACTAGACGCTTTATTCCCAGCACTTACGATAAAATCTTTTGCTAAATCACCCCCTGCTTTAACAGGAAGCTGTTTAGCGATATTACTCATCATTCCAGCCATAGTTAGCTCTGCACCTATGCCCATACCAATGGCTTCACCAACTCGGCCTTCAGGACTTTGCATTCCAATTTTTTCACCTTGGCCGATTGCTAAAAGTCCTGGAATAAGAACTTTCATAGTTTCATAGTCACCAGCATTGGCTATTTTGTTTACTGTGTCTCTATAATCTTCACTCCAATATTCTTTTGGAATAGCTCCTGACACAAAAGCTGCCCCAACAATCGCGTTTCCAACAGCATTTGGCAAGGCGTAGAAAGCATCAAGGATACCCCCCATTGTACCTGTGGCAACATTAGCCGCCCCGCCTAAAAACCCTGTCCCTGCACCAGCCTCACCACCTGCACGGGTAACGTTTGACTTACCAGAGATTTCTACCGTAGTAGATTTATCTTTTTCAGGAAGTTCCTTAGCAAGTACTCCGGCACCCAAAAGCGAATTGTCAACCGTATTACGCGCTTGCTCTTTAGTGGTAGTGAATGTTTTAGGGCGAAGTACAACAGAACCTGATGTGTCAGACATGTTTAATCCTTTTACTTAAAAGTAATCGTAGGATAATATCCTAGACCATAGGCACCATTGGTAAGTTTAACTGTTTCTTTGATCTTATCAGGAACTCCTTTTTCAGGATAAAAGGCTTGATAGCTCCCCTTAATGCCTTTGGCTTCCAAATCACTAACATAGTTATATGTTCTTTCATCACCCATATTGAACGGCTGCTCTTCGTTACCCATAGGAATAGTGTCAATAATATTGTACGGCGAGTCGGTAAGTGTGCCCACTATTTCAGAACCTCTGTTTGCAAGAGTCACCCTGATTTGTTGCAACTGTGCAAGGGCGGCCTGTGGGTTTTTAGCGAACTGTTTCGGAAGCCCAATCCATTCTCTTTCATAAATAGCAGCTTGCTCTGAAGTAGCTGATTTATCGCTCAACAATCTAGCAGCAACATATTCTCTTCCCAAAAGCTGCCACTCTTTAGCACCTTTTTCAGACTCTAAATAAGTCGCTAACTGCGATAAATTTTCAAAAGGAATAAACGCAGCAGCAGTTGTTGACCAACCCTTAGCCTTAGCTAAAGGACCAGTGAGACCCGCCACCTTGGGAATAAGAAGATCAATACCATTAATAACGGTATTGAGTTGTCGAAGATCTGTTTGCAAAACTCTTGTTACTGCTGAACCAAGTTTAGCCGAAGGAACAGGAGGTTTTTCCATACGGATAGAAAAAGCATTATCGTTTGAAGGCACCCAACTAGGTGTATTAAGTTCTATTTTTTCTGTTTCCCCAGTTTTAGGATCAATTGAACTCAACTGTATCGGAGTCGTCAACCCTGCGTTTGGCCCCTTATTGTAGTAAATATAAGCTGATCCATCTTCAAGTATTTTTACTTGTGCAACGTCACTTCCTGGGACAAACTCAGTTTCACGAGGATCTAAAACTTTCCCATTAACGTAATAAAGACCATCGCTGCCAAACGCGCCAGAAACCACGGTAAAGCCGTTAGGCAGTGTTTTATCAAAAATGGTAATGTCCTGTTGGCTATAATTGACCTTTGCTCCAGAATCAAACTTTATACTTCCGGCAGGAGCAGGTTTCCCAGTATCGACATCGACCAACTTGCCGTCAATCATTGTGCCTGTAAACTGCTTACCATCTAACGTTGTGTAGGTATCCGCGCTAGTACCGCCAGAAGGTTTTTCATATTTCATAGACCCTTCAACAGCAGGTTTGCCTGTTTCTGAATTGATTATTTTCCCTGTATCAGAATCAATGTATCCTAAAAACTTTTGACCATTTGGCGAAGCATAAGTATCCGCTTTTCCCTTAGCTTCAATAGCTTTAATCTGTTTATCCTTCTGAAGGTCATTGCCCGTTCTGATGATATCAAGTTCTTTATCTCTTTCAAATTTAGTTTTAGCCGCCAACTGCTCTGCCGTTGTCTTATAGGCCTCTGTAATCAGCTTGCTCTGAGCAGCCCTAGCTTCTTTATTAGCTTCTAAAATAGATTCTCTTTCAGCTTTTATAGCAGCTTCAGAAGCGGTGAAGGCATACTTAGCGGCTTCTGAAATTGCACCACGGCGTTCAGCTTGCTGCTTTTCAAGGGCATCCAAAGCACTACCGCCGATAGCACGTTGCGTGGCGCGTTGTTCAGCTTCAGCCTTTTGCATAGCAGAAGCATACTCAGGTAAACCCGCACCGAGAGCCACACCGAGGCCTCCTGGAGTGCTTGCTATCTTACCACCAAGCTGCATGAGGGCATAGTTACGTGCTGACTCAGGGTCTTCTACACCAAAAATCTTTTGACGTTGCGCAACCAACTCCTCAAAAGAACGCTCAGGTGCCAACCCTTTACTAAGAACACCACTGATCTTATTGTACACCGTATCGTAGTCCGATGGAGGTGCATCAGGAACAGGGCGTTCTTTAAACAAGCCTGGAAACTGGTCAGCAATCTTATTAAAATCTACAAATCCTTCATCCGCAAATCCAGGAACCATCTGCCCATTATCAAAATAAGCAGTTATCCCTGTGCCCTTAGCAGTGGGCCGTGGACCATTGAACATTCTACGGGATAAAACTTTGCTCATGTTATTTATATCCAGTGTAAATATTGGTTGTTGGCTTATTAGCTTGGCTCAATGCCCCGTAGATACCCATCGAGTTACCTACCAACTGGCTCGCGGTTGTTGGTCCAGCAGCGTACTGTTGCCCAATAGTTGTTTGCCCACTAGGAGTGCTGTTGTAAATATCGGAAAGGAAATTAATCCGACCCATATCAGACTGCTCTTGCTGGAGTAGTTCTTGTCTTTTGGCATCCAACTCAGCCTGTTCCAACGCTGTTCTAGTCGCACCCATATTTTCAAGCGAAGAGACTTCGTTCTGGTTAAGGGCTTGCGTTTGCCCTGCCAGTGCCGATTGCTGCCCACCCAATGAGGCTATTCCTGAAGCCTCGGCCCCCGCACCCGCGAGTTCAAGCTGCCCACCACGTAGCGCGGTATCAGCGGCACCTTGCCCCATAGCGTAGTTTTGCCCTGCGATGCTTGCAATACCCGTTGCACCTGCCTTTGCGAGCTCTGCTGCTTGCAACTGCTTATTGGCTTCAGATTCGCCCATAGCAAATCCCTGCCCCGATAACCCCGCAATACCAGAGGCTGCACCCTTAGCTAACTCAGCTTCTGCAAGTTTGCCCTGCGCAACAGCCTGAGCATTAGCCATTTCCTGCCCTGCAAGGCTACCGAGTCCAGCAGCACTTTTAGCAGCAATATCACCTGCACCAAGTGAAGTTTGTGCGGCTTGCTGTTGGCGTTTCTGTTGGTCTGAAAACGCAGCCATAGATGCAGCTTGTGCCTGTGTGTATCCAGCAGACATGAGTTCAGCAATTTTTTGATCTTGTGCCTGTGCAAGGTTACGGTCTTGCTCGGCCATTTGCACACCGAACCTAGAACCGCCAAATGCTCCACCCTTTACAGCTTGCGCAGCAAGGCTTTGTTTAGTGATGTCAGACTGCCTACGCATTTCTGCCAAGGAATTTTGCATCACCTCCTTCTGATATGGATCCATAAAAGAAGAAACAGAAGTAGGGTCGTATGACTGCGCTCCCGCAGAAGCAAGGTTTTGTGCCTGTGAACCGTAATCAGTTAAGCCAGAAAACCCAGCTTTAGATGAACCAATCGTGCCACCTGCTGTACCTGCACCCGAAGACAATATGTTTGAGGCATCTGCCCCAATACCTGTTAAGCCACCATATAGGTTTTGTGAAGTATCAAGTAGACCTTGGGCAGTGGTCCGTGCGTCAGCAGTAGTACCTACTGCACCTTGGCCCATACCTGCGAGGCCGCGATATGTGGTCCCTGCTTCACCTGTTAACCCCAAAGCAGAACTACGCGCAGCGGCTTCTTGGGCAGCGGCAACATCAGCAGCACTCGAACCTATTTGCCCCATGCCGCCGTAAACATCAGCAGCATCACCGTAAAGGCTTCCTGCTTCTTTTAAGGCAGAAGCGTAATTACCGATGCCAGATTTAGCAGTATTATAAGCAGTTTGTTGCAAAGGATCTAAATCTGCAAACGTGTATTCAGGGATAGTAAAACCTTCATTAGCTTTTGTTTGTGCTAATGCGAGCAGGGCTTCCCTATACGCTTGGACTTCTGGGTCGAGAACAACTTGACTTTGTTGAAGGTTGCTTGCCATGTTTATGCTCTCTTCTCAAATTCGTGCATCATCTGGTACATTTTTTTAGCACCAGCTTTGCGATCACCACCACCCGCACCACGTACAGCAGCCGCTGTCATTACAAATTCACCGTCACTTAACCGCGCAGGAATACTATCACTTGTACCTGTTCCAGGACCATTTATCGGCCCACCTGCACGCGCTGTTTTTGTTTGGGCTACTCCAGATTTTTCCTTACTGATGGCGTCTTTGTATTTTTGAATAGCTTCTGAATTTTTGATACCAAAGGCTTCAGGATTCAACAAATACTTGCTTGGATACTTGGAGATAAGGTCTCCCGCCGTAACACCACCGTATGCGCTACCCATACCAGAAGGCATTTTTTCTTGGTCCAAAGCAGAAACACCAGATAACAACATGGCTGTAATCATTGGGTTTTCAACAGCCTTTTTACCAAGGTCACCTAAGAACCCAAATTGGCTAGGGGCACCAAAAGGTATTCCTGCTTCGGTGTATGCTTTTTTAAGTGCTGCAAGTTCTGTAACTTGCGCAGAAGTAAGGTTCATTTTAGCTAAATCTGCAGCAGGGGTGTTCAGTAATTTCGTAGCGTCGAACGCCCCAGAAGTAGCGCTCGAAACAGCACTCGTAGGAATAGTCGCAGTAGACGAAACAGGGGGGAAACTACCCATTGAAGCACCACCAGAAGAAGCAACAGAAGGCCCAACGGAAGGAGCAGAAGTTGCTACTTGTGCCGCCGGAGCCGTTGTAGTCGGTGCCCCTGTAAACAGTGACCCGATACCCCCTGCTTTATCCATGCCACTAAGGATAGACGAACCTAAACTTGGCCCCTCGCCACCTGAAAAAGCTGAACCCCCGTACCCGCCCGCACTTGCTGCCGCAGAATTACCGATCGCTAATCCTGAAGCCCCCGCAAGAGCAGCCGCCATAAGTGATTCTTGAGTGCTGTTACCTGCTAACTTAGAAGCAGCAAAACTACCGATAGCAGGACCAATCATTGAGCCAAATGGCAGGAACGATCCAGCTATTGCACCAACAACGGGAGCAATAGCTTTCCACAAATTGAAGTATTCACGTAGCCCTGTATACGGGTTGATAGTACCAGAACCCCCTCGCGCACGAAGCATCGCAGCCTGTTGAGGATTAATTCGGGCAAGCATGTTGTCACCAAAGCGACCATTACTAGCAACCTGCGCTATGCCGCCACGCGCAAACCCAACGGGTTGCTGCGGTGCAGCCATCGAAGCCGTAACGATTTCCCGTATGGCTGAAAACAACATAGGGTTGTACTCAGGAGGCGCACTATCAGGTGGAATTTTACCTGCGGCGACCATTTCCTGAACAGCTTCTTGGTACCGATCTTTGTTTTGTTCAAGGTAATCTAATGCTTCAAGAAACGCTTGGATTTCTTCAGGGGGAAGGGTAGAAATCTGTTGTGCAAGTTGCTTCAACGCTTCGGCTAGGTTTTCTGGCAAATTAGCAGAAACCTGCTGCATCACAGCATCCATTTCTGGAGCGGCCTGTGGCGGCATAGGGGCCTCGGGTAAAGTAGCTAACCCGCCCTCTGCAAACTGCATTGGCTTACTAGCATAATACGAAGGAATAGAACGTATACCCTGCATGGCATCACCTTATACCAATGTTACATAATTTGGCAGGGCCGCACCTGAGTATTAATCGGCTATGCCAAACTACCCCGTTATTGAAAATATTACAAGTCTTAGACAGTAACTACAACTGAACCAACTGCCCCTGTAGCAGTTATTGCAGTTGGTCGCGCGATGTTTAAGGTAGAAATATATACTTGCCCATCGATTTGGAACAATGTGCCGGATTCTAGTCCAAAGTCCGAGGTCACCATATTGGTAATAACAATGGTCGATTGTCTTCCTTCTCCAGGACTACGCAGCACCGTGATAAGCAAATTCAGCATGTTAACCATGCCATTGAAGTAGCTTACCGAGTAATCTTTCGGCGCACGTTGAAAGTTAGGAAAACTGGCTCTACGATCCATTACCGCCGACCATCAGGTTTAATTTCAATACGCGGCGAGCCAAGCCCCCACCGTGTATCTTCCCTGTTGCTTTCAACACGGAAAGTAACCTGTCTACCCCTAAGCCTTACATACGCTTGATTTGTAAACTGTTCAATTGGCACCGTAGCTGTACGTTGCACACTTGAGTCGGTTGTTGTGCTATAAGCAGATCCGGGAAAATTTTGAACCTTTAACGTCATGTCAACGCGAGGACTATTTGTTGAATCGAAAAACGTGATGTCTGGTATGATTTTCCTTACAAACGCAAAATTATCACCTTCGCCAATATCAAAAGGCGAACTTTCAATATAGGCATTAAGCGGCGTTGCAGGAGTTGTGCTGCCATCATTGAAGCCATATTCATGCTCATAAAGGTAACCATCTACCCCTGCTGCAATAGGGTAGTCATTTACGCCCCTATCCATCCATGCTGTACGCGCCATAATACCGTATGTCCACGCTTGGTCAGCATAGTTGAAAGTAGCATATAAATCGTTTTCTGATGAATCGGCAGAAGGGTAAAACCACGTTATTTCATTAAATTCAGTGTTTATACCGCAGAAAACTTTTTCCATTTGCCCGATATTTATGTCATTAAATATATGCTCTTTAATCGTACATGGGAGTTCTTGTGTCGCACCCGTGTACACATAAAACTTGCCCATGCCCATCCAGTAAACAGTATCTTCAACTGCGGCAAAACAGTTAAACCCCGCTGTGGTTATTTCACCAGAAACTTGTTGGATACCAAATGTAAACGGAGGGCCAACAAACTGCATAGAATAAATGGCAACATCTGTCCAAACAAGAATTTCACGTTTGGTTTCTATCGCTTTAATAATTTGACTACCTGTACCAACGCGCAAATCACCTGCGGTGTTTTCAGCAGTTGAAGTCCAAACTCCGTAATCTTCTTGATTACTGAACCTGATAAGCATTGGGTCAATAGTGGTTGACCCACCTTGGTTGGCACCAAAAGCAATAACGTGCCTATCTCTATCAGAAATTATAATCTGCAAAGCATAGGTAGGGGTTGTGCTATCTGTAGACAATGAAGCCATTGTTACCGCACGAACCGTTGTTGCAGGTAAAGTAGATAAATCTGGATCCCAAACGTAAACGCCGCCATTACGGACATTGAACAAAAGCTGCTCACCAAAGTTATCCTGTGCCCATAACCGTAATGAAAGGTTAACTGTTACTTCAACAGCACTTCCCCATGTGCCACGGCTCCATGTTCCGGCACCCCAACCGCCCCCCGTAACTTCAGTATTAATACCCGTGTTTATTTGATACTTAGCTGTTACAGAACCCCCACCTGTTGCTGTTGAAGTCGCAGCAGTAGCAACCGTTATTTGATATGTATCAACAGTTAAATAAGTGATTTCAAACTCTTTATTAAGGTTTGTATCAGGAACGCCCCCAACAGCGGACGAGCCTGAAAAAGTCACATAGTCGCCCTGCAACGCGCCATGCGCTACATCTGAAACCACAACAGTAGTTAATCCATTTGTTGTAGTGAATGGATTAGTGAGGACTACTGTTTCCCGTAGTGGGGTGATGTCATAATACGCACCACCATACTGCACGTAGTATTTCGCACTCGTACCAACGGCTGTGTAGTACGCTCCAGTTAACGTATTCCAACTGAACAAAGCACGGCAGGTTCCTAAAAAACTTGCTGTTGAATTTTTTATCCACCCGCCAATTGACTGTGGGAAGCTGTTCCTAAATCTAACAAGATTAATATCGTACCAACCACCTTTATTCGTGTAGGCAGTTAGGTCTTTAACAATTCCAGGCTTGAATTGAAGTTTTTGTAGAGGCATCAGGCATAAACCTTTTACTCGTCGTCAGCTTCAATTTGTGCGGGCGCAGGTGCTTGAATTTGAGGCTGTGCTTGCATTTGGATTTTAGACACAAGTTCAAATACCTGCCCATAAGGGGCAGCCCCCAAAGCCTGAAGGATCATGTTCACATCGTTAATAGTAAGTTCTAATCTCATATTTGCACGCCCTTTAACTCTTCCACTGTCGAGCACGTATCTACTACTTTGGTGATGTCGCGGAGCCGTTGCTTCTCGGCAACAATGGCTGCGGTGTCTGTATTGCTCTCAAGCGCACGTTGGAATGCTACGTCCTGCGCGGCGAGTAGTGGCTCACGCTCTGCCCGTAGACGGTCCTTCGTGATGTCTTTAGCCTTGGCAATGTTGATCGTAATCATGCTGCGTCTCCGATATTCTGTACATCTTCCGCTTCTGCTTCTGCAACTTCTGCGGCTTTTATTAGTGCATCTTCTGCTGCTTTAGCCGCAAACCATGCCTCATGCCCCATACCCGTCCCGTCAGGTGATGACATATCTGCCTCCCACGCATTGCGGAACGTGCGGTCGGATGGGATGTCCTCGGTGGCGACAATCTTGAACGGCTTACCAGCAGGGGTATCTTTAAGAGCAATGTCATCGATGGTCATCGTTGCAAGAGCAGATGGCGATGGAATAATGATGGACACGCCACCATCGTCGTTTTGGTATATAATGCGTTTCATTGTGTGATCCTTTTAGCGGAAGATAGCAACAGAACAATATAATGCAAGAACATTATTCCCATTTGAACTTTGACTAATAAGCCTGACTGCTGAAGTAGTTGGTGCAGTAGTTTCTAATATTGAAAAAACCTCGTTAGCACTAGCAGCATCAGTTTGAGAACCACTAGCAATACAAGCATAATTAGCGTCTGGCATTGCAGTTGTAAAATTGACCGTAACAATCCCAGTACCATTATCCGTAAGGCTCGAAACATTTCCATCAGCACGAATAGTCGGTGTTGCCGCGAGATCAAGATTAACCCACGCACGGCAGCCGTATGCCGTTGCTGCGGAGCCGTAGCCGGAGTTGAAGGAGAAATCTCCGCTTGAATTAATCGCCGCCCGTGAAGTAGCACCAGTATAAAAGTCAATAGTCCCGCCAGTGCCGACAATTTGACCAATTTGTAAGTTAAAATTATTGCTTGTGTTGAAAATACGACCATTATTCGCGCTGCTTACATCAATAACCAACCCAGTTGATGCGTCTGGATTATGAAATGTAACCTGTCCACCCTCTGTAGACACAGCACCAAGAGTGAGCTCCCCAGCGACGTGAAGTTTAGTGCTTGGCGACGTTGTTCCGATCCCGACATTGCCAGATGAGTCGATACGCATAGCCTCGGTTGCACTCGTATAAAATGCTATTGGATTAAATGCATTGTTATCACTATTAATGCCAGTTAATGTCGCAACGGTTGAAGCAGTCTGCACTCGTAATCCAGCAGCCGCAGAAGTTGACCCTGATAACTGGGTCGCACCACCAACAACCGCTAATCTATAGTTAGCGGTTGTCCCGATCCCGACGTTGCCATTAAAATAGTTTGGCGCAGTCCCGGCAGCGTAGAAGCCATACGTTGTGCCGCCGCCTGTGGCGATGTTTACTGCGGAGTAGAACCCGAAGGCAATTTTGCCAGCCGTTACTCCTGCGGTGTTGCTTGCAAGGTATCCGTAATTATTGGTGGCTCCGATTAAAGTTCCAGTAGAGTTGAACCCAGCTTGTACAGAAACAGTTGATGCAATTGCCCCTTGATTTGCATAAAAGTGAAACAAATTACTCAACGTACCAGACGGCATATTAGCAGACGTTGCATAATAAGACCCTACGGATGTTACATCTGATTGAATTGCCCCATCCGCATAAACATTAAAAGAATTAGTGGCTCCAGTGATAGCTTTTGATACTCGTAAATTTATCTGGGTTAGTGACGTCGTGCCGATGCCTACGTTGCCCGACGTATTAATCGTCATCGCCGTGGTCGCACCGTTATTGCCAACCTTGAACGCGATGCTGTCAGACGTGCCGACACCGGATGTTGATTGCAAAGTCAACGCTGAAGAAACTGCCGTGCCACCAATAACAAGGGGCACAGTCGCAGAGGTGGTGATAGTTGGCGTTGCAATGGTTGGCGACGTACCAAAAACATTCGCACCTGTGCCCGTTTCGTCTGTTAAGGCAGCAGCTAAATTAGCTGAACTAGGTGTCGCAAGGAACGTAGCGACACCTGCCCCAAGCCCGCTTACGCCAGTGCTGATAGGTAACCCCGTAGCGTTAGTGAGAGTTCCGCTTGTGGGTGTCCCAAGAATTGGAGTAACAAGTGTAGGCGAAGTCGCAAAAACTAATGCACCTGTACCAGTTTCACCTGTTACGGCAGAGGCTAGATTAGTTGAACTAGGCGTTGCAAGGAATGTTGCTACACCTGTGCCAAGACCACTGACACCAGTGCTGATAGGTAGTCCTGTCGTATTTGTCAAAACACCACTTGCAGGAGTACCCAATGCAGGGGTAGTCAGCGTTGGTGAAGTCAACGTCTTGTTCGTAAGTGTTTGAGTTCCAGCCTCCGTAACAGGGGCATTGGCGACCTCAACAACGTCAGTGCTATTTGCATAGACAATAGCTTTTTTGCCCGCTGCAATCGTAACGCCAGTCCCTGCCGTTGTTTTCACAAGCACTGAAATAGAAGTATTATTAAACAAAATATAAGGTTTATCAACAGTGGGCACGATAACCGTGTGCGTAACTGTTGGTGTCCCTGTGAATTCGATAACGTAATTACGACCTACTGAACTGCTGCCGTCAGGAATCGTAAGGGTAGTAGTAGCACTAGCCCCTGTTAATGCCTGTGTAGAATAACCAGCAATGGCCTGTTCTAACAGAGTGCCCAAATTCGTATTGGTTGTATCACCCCATGTACCAGAAGCATCGCCTGTTCCTAAAAGGGTAAGTTTAAGGTCTGTTGAATACGTACTTGTCATGTGTGCCCCTTAAGCGGCTATCTGTGTCCAGTTAGGTGATTGTGCTGGAGTAACGGCACTATACCCTGCAATTTGACTTGGCGCAATATCTGTCCACGTAGGAGACTGCGCCGGAGTAATTAAAGAATACGCGGGAGTTTGCGTAGGAGTAATCTGTGCGTAGTTAGGGTCTTGGTCAGGAACTATCTGCCCCCAAACAAAAGCCTGTCCCACACCACCCGTTGCAAATACACCTTCAACAAAGGCGTTTGGCGAAAGCACTACGGTTACATCGCCCGTGCTTGTATCAGCCTGTACCCCCGTTACATCAACAAGGTTGATTGTTATAATTTCTACTGTGCCAGCGGCACCTGTAGCTTCAACCCCCGTAAGGACTACATTTGCCTCACCTGTTATAGAAACAGAACCAACCGAACCAGTTGATGCAATGCCCGTAAGGGTTACATCTGCTGTGCCAGTAACAGAAACATCACCAACAGAACTAGTTGCAGAAACGCCTGTGACATCAACATTTGCTGCGCCCGTAACTGTAGCAGTACCAACTGAACCTGTAGCACTGACCCCTGTGACTTCAAAAATAAAATCGTATTCTAAAGTTACAGTACCAACTGCCCCAGTAGCACTGACCCCCGTAAGGGTTACATTAGCTGCACCTGTAACACTTACACCGCCGACAGATGTTGTTGCGCTTACGCCAGTGACCGTGAAAATAAAATCATAAGCAACAGTTACGTTGCCAACTGAACCCGTTGCGCTTACGCCAGTAACACTTACAGGAGTGTCTATAAGTAAAGTTACAGTACCAACTGAGCCAGTTGCGCTTACACCAGTTACGCTTACGTCAGCATTAGCGGCAACAGTTACCGTGCCAACACTGCCTGTAGCGACACCGATATCAATTGCGCCTGTGCCAAACGGTCCTAGACCCCAACCTTGGGATCTAGACCATCCTTCAAAGGCTACAACTGCATCTACCATTGCTCATTACGCTATGCGTATGATCGCGCTAGAAGCATCATTTGTTGGGAAAATGATAGTGAATGTCCCTGCCGAAGCAGTTTTATCCGCACCAAAATCCAGAACAACAACCGATTTATCGGCCTGTGTTGAATTGTAAATCAACGCACCGCGAGCAGTAAATGATGCCGTTGTCCAAGATGAATCAGCAAAATCGGCAAAAGCTGTCGTTCCAGAAGACGACGTTGTGCCTGAAGTAAGCGTGTTGCCCCCTGCTACGTAGGCTGTGCCCGCAGTATTCGTCGTTTCATTAGTTGACGAGTACACTGTTGTGGAAGCATCAAGCGTTGCTGACGACGTGTACAAAGCAATCTTAAACGTGTCCGCTGCTCGCACAGGAGACGAAGCAGAAGCAGAAATTGCGTGTACGCCGCTCATAAGTTGCAGCTTGAACGATGTACACATGAAGTTACCAGTAAATGCCATCACGGCCTCCTTATGATTTCAGCAAGTTGTGGTTGACCAGCCTCTGTTACCATATAGCTGACCGTAGATCTATCACAATCAATAGCACATTTCATGTAATACAGCACTACCTGTTCTACGTGATTTTGGAAAGCAATAGCTTGGCTTTTGATAACATCGGGGGCGGTGTCTGCTACCGATATAATTTTTTTCGCAGCTTGCTCTGCCCAAAACTCAGGAGGATGCCCCCCGTTATTTGAAGTCGCTACATCAACTTGAAAAGCACCTGTTTGCATTGCCTGTGTAAACATTAGTTAGCCTTCACCCTTATGAGACCATCACGATAAGCATCAACATTTTCACGGCCTTCACCGTAGTTCTTAAGTCTGGTTAAAGCCTCAATAAAACGTTGGTTATATAGGTTTAGTAGATCAGCCTCACCTTTCATAAAGGTATAGGCTTCTACCAAACTACCATAAAGGAGCGCATCTTCTGCATAATCGCCCAACCAAGTGGTTGTGCCCGTTGTAATGCTTACAGGGCGGTAAAAGTAGTGGAGTTCAACAGCATACGAACTAGCCGGAACAGGGGCAATCAAGAAGTTATCTTGATCATACAAAGCGTAATACTTAGGAACACCCGTAGCCTCGGATGGATTATATTCCTGCAAGTACTCTACATCTTTGTTCAAAAGGAACGATTTAGATCCATTTACAGTAATACTAAGCGCAAAAGGAGCAAGATAATCACTAGGCACAGCGAGGTATTTGTTTGAGGCCGTCATAGTACCCGATTGATTTTTCCTAAACGTTTCCAAATCTACGGAGTAGAAAATTCGTTCTTCTGCATTTTGCACAAAGTAAGTGATATTATCGTTGAACGTTGTTTCGTCGTTCTCCGTCCAATCCTTAATGGCCTGTGTTAAAGTAGTATACGTCCAACCCATCAGGTTATCTCCACCGTAGGAACACCAACTTGTGTTATAGCCTGTAATAAATCATTTTGTATGAATGGGAAAATAAACGGACCAACAGGTACATCCATAACTTCTTTTACGTCAGGACGCGGTTCAAAAAGTGCTTGTGGCTCAGTTGGTGGATAAATAGGATCCAACTGCGGGTGCTTTTCTTCCCAACACTCAATACAGGTTTTGAACCCTGTCCATTCCTTTTTCAACTGTAGGTAATCATATTGAAAACCACAGCGGTCACAAATTGCCTGTGATTGTTTTCCTACGGCGAATCTTGCCATTGGTTACACCACGTTGTAATAGTTACGACTTGAAACAAGCTGTAACGAAGCCCTATCGCGATCTTCGGATGCAGCACGTTCAAACTCTTGGTCATAAACAGCTTTAAGCAAAGTTACTCTGTCAGGGGCTTTTTTCATAGCGATATAATACGCCAACCCTGCGGCTAGGCAAGGATAAAACCTAAACGGTATCTGCAAGGTGTTCACACCAGAAGTGACATCGTCTATCCGCACAAGTTTTTCAACTACCAAATAATAGGTTTGATCAGGAGTAGGCCAAACTTGCACTGTTGGCGTAATATTACGATTAACCACATATTGCGTAGGCCGAGCCTGTGTTAGCTTATTAGGAATACTCAAATAGTAATCCCTGCTAATACGGTCGATAGTTATGTCAGATTGAGAAGCAGTACCCACCCCAGTTGACGAGCGTATAACAGCGGAAAGAATATCGATATCGTATTCATTAAGATTATACGAATCATCACCCGCACTCAACGTTATACTTTGGGTTTCAATAGTCCACTGATTTAACCCACGGTTTGCCCATTCAGCAAGTAGCAAGTTCAAGCTACGACGTGCAGTTCGCTGATCGTATCCAGTGCGGATTTCTAACCCGCACCGTTCAAACGCTTCTTCGATGTATTCTGCAACGTCTAACTCAAACGTTTTTGTGCCACTTACGGTCATGTATTACCTCATTCCGTAACTACCGTAACCAAAAAATGGTTGCGGCTGCGCGGTGTTTTGCTGACCCTGCTGCATCGGTTGACCCTGCTGCATTGGCATATTATACGGTTTAGGCTGCTGCATCGGTTGCGACTGTGCCATGCTGTTCGCACCCTGCGGCATCTGGGCAGCATATTGCTGCATCGCTTGCTGGGAAAACTGCTGTGGCTGCTGCATCGCTTGCTGCATCGCTTGCTGCATTTCTTGCAGGGAAACCTGACGACCACCAGCTTGAAACGGTTGCCCCTGCGGAATTTGTTGAGCATACTGCGGTTGTTGTTGAGCAAAGTTCCCGAGGGAAGCAATTCCTTGCTGCATCGCTTGCTGTTGCATCGCTTGCAACTGCTGTTGCGAAGGCATACCTAATGGAAAACCTGTGCGCGGAAGTTCCCGAATAGGACTACCCATCATGTTAGGAGGAAGACGCGTGGGGCCACCCCGCACGGGAAAATTTAGACCAAGCTGCTGTGACATCAACTGAGGAGGAAGTCTACGCATTTCAATACACCTTGGTTGGGCGTGAACGAGTTACCATACCACCACCGCGACAAAGAACACCACCACCTTTTTTCATCATCATGGAGTTTTTCTTAACCATGCCACCTTTAGCATACCCCTGTGACATAGTGTTGGCACCCGTCATACGATTTTGCACGTTAAGACCGCCCATCGCTGGATTAGCCCCCGTAGCCGACTTACCGTACTCATTAGGTGAGTAATAGGGTGACGATGTTTCCTGCTGTGGCTTTACTGCGGCAACACTATCAGCAGTCTGCTGCGAAGCACCCCCAGATAAATCTGCGGTGCCGATAGGCGGGGCAGCTACTTCACCACCGTCTGCGTACCTACGCGACTTTGACTTACCTGCCTGTGAAAGAGCGATAGCTATAGCCTGTTTAGGGTTTTTAACTATTGGACCCTTCTTGCTACCCGTATTCAAAGTCCCAGCCTTGAACTCGCGCATCACTTTGCTTATCTTTTCCTGAGACTTCATTTTGTCCTCGCCGCTTTCATGTTGTCAATCAAATTGGGATAAGGGCGACCTGCCTTTTTTGCAGAAGCCTTTGCCGACGCCTTTTTTGAACGAGACAACTTCTTTGGTTTACCCAAAGACTTTGGTCGCGTCTTATCCCAAATTGGCTTTTTCATATCACTTACCACGGCCCTTTGGCTTACCAATAGCAATCATGATCGCCATGCCACGGCCTTTTTTAGCCATGCCACCCTGTTTCATTTTGCCCTCGGACTTTTCCATCTTCATGGATTCCATGCCTTCGTGCTTCATCATGGCCTTTTTAGAGGAATACATTTCCTTGCCACCGTATTCGCTGATCTTGCCAGCCTTTTTCTTGGTAGCCATGCCACCCTTTTTCAGGCCCATTGCCATTGGCATTACCCCGCCTTTTTTAACAAGAGGACGAGTAGGCTTAGGGCCGCTACTGTTGCGAGGGGGATTCTTTACAAGAGGCATATTAAACTTTGGATTAGCTATACGCATGGTAGTCTCCTATCTGTTTTCAACTAAACGATCTATTTTTTCTTCAATCCGATCAAATCTCTTGATGAGTTGGTCTAGATCGTTATGAAGATCTACTCGGGTAACATAGTTTCGGGCTATGTCCTCCCGCGTATTCGCAGTATGGCGGTATAACTCATTTACCCTGCCATTAAGATACACCAAAACCCACGCCGTTGGTATGATGATTATCGTTAAAAGGATGTTCCAAACAAACTCTAATCCAACCATCATGTTAGCATTTCCATCTTTTGCGAGCCTGACGAAGGCGGCTGTTTGGGTCTTTAGCTGCCTCAGGGAACATTTTTGCTTGTCCTGCTGACCTTGCGCAGTAAGATTTACGACGTTTTGCCCGTTTACCAGTAGGGTTATCTTCAGTAACGGCAGTGCTCAGTTTTGATCCAGGATTAGTACGACGGTAGGCTTTAACACCTTTTTCCGTCATGCCAGCACCCTGCTTTGTCGGGCGAAAATTACCAGACTTAACAGATGTCTTGATTCCCATGCCCTTTGCCATCAGGCTGTCCCCGCATCGTTTTTAATTAGAACAAAGATAAACATACTTGAACAAGCGTTATTATTTCCAGTTCCTGTAGCCTGTGCTTCTAATGTAGTCTTTTCCGGGACAGCAACAGGAAACTCAAAAACGTAGTCTGCTACACTGTTATTAACAGTAGTAACGGCAGCAGTGCGACGGATATCATCTGTTCCGCGAGTCATTAAACGACCTGTTACAGGCCCCGTTCCAGAGGCTTGACCAGACGAAAATAACCCCTGAGACAGGTAGGCGGTGTACCCCGCCGGAACTGTAAAACTTCCCGTGATGCGGGAATTATAGTTAAACTGGATGACATCGTAGACGGTTGCTGGAACACCCGCTGTCACAGTGCCAGTACCAAAATAAATAGTTCCGGCAGCAGAATCCAAAGATCCAGCAGTAGCAACATAGCAGTTATTTATATGCAGATATGAATTTGTAGTTGTGACAGCAGTTTGTCCGGCCAACGTCACGGTTTCCGAAATTACATTATGGTTTGCATCCAAACCCTCAAGATAAACGGTTCTTGCACCAGTTCCGTTGGACGTATCGTCTGCACTACTGGAACTTACAGAAAGTTGAAGAGCAGCGGATGGATAGCCCAAGATCCCGCCATGAGGCCATACTGTTTCAATATCAGTGTCAACGTCGGCATTATACCCAAAAACAGTGTAACTTTGGTGCCACGGGATTTGACCCCTCGATACCTGAAGTTCAAACGGTTCAAAAGAACCGGTTCTTGTTATGGATGACGGGGGTCGTGTCATGGATCAAATCCTCACCCGAAGTTCTTTGTCATCTCAAGAACAATCGTATATCTGTCTCCGGCAGTGGCTCCAACAGTGGTAAACATAACGTCTCCTGTCTTACCACTACCCGCATTATTGGTTATCCCGCCAAACCTTGAGAATTCGAACGAGACAAATTGGTCCGCACCAATAGTGTAACAAATAACGTCAGTTGTTGCGTCCCAGAGGATGTCAACACCCATGCCAACCGTCATGGCATCCAGTGTAACAATGTTAACTCCGGTGCAAGATTGCCCTTGGAAACCAGACAAAGCAGAAACATCTACCTTGAGTACGGCAGTCTCTCCAGTTCCATCGGAAATATTGGTAAATTTCATGACGGCTGTTCTTGTACCATCAAAAACTACCTGTGAAGTTACTGCATCAGCCATGTGATCTATCCTTTAGATAAGTGGAAGGGGTGCCAGATATTGACACCCCTCAAATCACATTACGGAACGTAGGTGCCGTGCTGGATGTAGCTTACAACCAACCGACCAGTTCCGGACCCCGTGTTTGTCGATGTAACCATGATTTGAATATCGGTCGTGCCGACATTGTACCATGTTCCAACGCGGGTTGCGTCTGCACCTGCGGTTGCGTCGATGATGCCGAGCGTACCACCTGCAACTGCCGCAGCCGCCGTAAGTGCTGTTGCCGAGGCCGTCGTGCCAATACCAAGGGTAGAGGCTGCGCCCGTCCAAACAACACCAACGTAAAGCTGGATGCTTGTGATAGTGCTGCCCGCTGGGATTACGATATTGGTCGTATAAACGCCAGCCGAAGAACCGTTGGTAGCCTGTGTGATTGCTTCGTACTGCGAAAGAACAACTTCACCAACGTTATTGACATCTGTGCCAAGGGTTGTGCCAGTTGTTGATTTGATTGGGCCAGCCCGTACTGGACCCGAAAATGTAGTCGTACCCATGAGGATCTCCTGTCGTTGGGTTGTCTGCCACAGTGGCAGTCAGGGATAACTATTTATTACATAAAAAAAGAGGCGGCGCAAGGCCACCTCTTTCCATTAGGCTTTTTACAAAAACCTTACGCGCCCTGCGAACCGTAGATCGCACGGGGGTCAGACCAACCGAACGAATAACGCTCACGAGCCTTATAGCGCACGTTGCCTGTTTCAAAATCGCCTTCCATGGCGGTTTTGATTGGGCTACGCACAAAGTGCTTCAGGCCGTTTGGTGCGTCAGTCTTGATGAACCAACCATCAGGATCCGTCAGGAAGTGGTTGACCGTAAAGCCCTGTGGCATGTAACCACCGGTCTTGATCGCATTGATGTCGTTATCAGCAGTACCAACGCGCTGTTCCGACTTCAAAATACGCTCGGCCGTAAACTGGAGCGCAGATGGAATGATCAGCTTCATGCCACGGAGGGCAATCTTCAGACCACGTTCATCAATAAACGCTGCAATGTCAATCAGAGCCTGTTCGAGAGAAGTCTCGTTAAGGTCTGCCTGAGTTGCAAGCGTATTCGACCAGTTACCACCACCAGTGGTGGGATGCGCACTGTTCACCAACGAAACGTTATCGCCGCCCTTATAGGACGAAGAAAATGCGTTGTTGAGTACAGATGCAGCCTTAACCTGTTTGGTGTTGGACATGCTGCGAGCAAGCGCACGAGTATAACGGGAGCTCAGCTTGTCGTAGAGGTTGTCCTCTACAGCTTCTTCCGTGATAGCAAATGCGAGTGCAATGGTTTCGTGTGTGTACCGAGCAGTGAAAGCCTCACCAGCCGTATCGTATACGATTGCTGCGCCTTCGCCCTTTACAGGAGCCTGACCGAAACCAGAGAGCATGACTTCTTCTTCGAAGGCACGGTCAGAATTTTCCGTGTCGAAGATTTCAGTATGCTCATTATCGTAACGATCATACTCCATGCCAAACAAGGCATTAAGTCCCGGCTCCAGTTCCTTCAGGAGTTGTGAACGAGTAATAGCCATGGTTCATTACTCCTTAAATACCCGCGCCAGTGCCATTGGCATTGTAACGGTAGAAGTGGTTGTTAAGCAAAACAATCGCCAAACGCCCAGCAACCGAGGCATCCGAGTTTGAAGGAGAATCTTCAAAACCGAGGATACGGAGGTTAAGGGTGTTGGTTGTGTCTGCCGTTGAAACTGCCAACTCAGCGGATGACAAACCAGAGGTTGTGGAACCAGAGGTTGCCGTTGCAAAGTTAGCATTGATATGCACAAGACTGTCTGCTGCGGCTGCATTGCAGTTGATCAAGAATGTCTGATCAGGATGCGCAGAAACAGTTGCCGTAGCAACCGAGTTTGCCATTACGGCGGCTGTTCCCGGCCAGAAAGGTGACCACTTAGGTTTACCTGTCAGGTCGATATAGTTACAGCCAAGAAGAGCACCGAGAAGAGGTACCGTACCACCCGCTGCCGAGCCGACGATGTCAATCATACCGTTCGCCAATGGAATCACAGGTGTACCCTGATAAATTACCGAGGACGTTCCAGCAGTTGCCGCCGTCTGAATGTTGTAAACAACATCGCCGTTGGTGTTTGCACCGCTTCCAAGCATACGATACGGGCGAAGCCCGAATGCGGCATCGATATTTGCCATTGCTTAGATCCTTTGATTATTCGGCTGCACGATTGCCGCCGAAGGTGACTCGAGATTGCCGTTCAGGTTTGATGATCGGCATTGAAGGGTGTTGCTCACGTAACAGATCATTATCTACAGCAGCGATTTGATCGCTAGTTTGCTTACGATAATAAGCGTTACGTTGGTCCACCAAATCTTTAGGAATACGAGCAAGAACCAAACCCCCTACACCGATAACTCCGGCATGTTTGCCGTCTTGCACGGTTGGAGATTCAAAATCAGGATATTCCTCGGCGCGAACAAGCTCGAAACCCTCGCGAAGGCGTGCGGAAAGATTTTTCCGATCATCAAGACCACCAGATTCTACTCGAAGCCAGCGGTGAACATATCCCTCCGGAGCGGGAGGAGCATCCAAAGAGGATGGAGGCTTCCATGTTTGCACACGGGAAGCGGCAGCACGGGATTCTGAAGAACGCGGGGTTTTATCAACCATTTTGACCACCAAGAATTTTAACGTGCCGTGCGTACTCTTGTATACTGATTCCCAGACGTTTGGCAATAGCCACCTGACTAGAAGTCAATTTAATCGTTTTAGAGTTTTCACTACGGACACTACCACGGGGAGAAGCAACAGTTTGCTGAGGGTTCCTGCCTTGAAACTTATGAGGAAAATCACGTCGCATACGCTTATCCAGTTCCTCATAATAATCGTCACCGGAAGGATCAAACCCTTCCTTTTCAACCAAGGCTTTATGGTGACTAAATGCAGTTAAAGTCATTGGCTCGTCTGCACCAAACCACGTATTTTTTTCTGCCCAGTTTTCAGCTTTCGGGTCGGGAGTAGCCCTCTGAGGAGGAGCCTGATACGTAGGCTGTTGCGCTACGTATGTGTTTTCTGACTCACGAGAACGCGTTGCTGTACGAATTTTATCTTTTTCTACAGCAAGTTCAGCCATAGCCCGCTGTGCTAAGATTTGCTCGTCAATATCGCCACGATCTATAGCACGTCTGAGTTTATCATTGACCATCTGCTCTTGAGTAGTGATCCTGCTGTTATACTCATTCACAAGACTTGTATCAAGAACTTGCGCACGTTGCTGTGCCATGTCAACCTGAGCCTTAAAACTTCTAGCAAGTTCTAACGCAGCCTGTTCGCGCCGCTCAGATTCGCGCATCTTAAAAGTAAGGCGATCAATACGCTTTTTAACGCCATCACTATACTCGGCGAGTTCCTCATCTGAACCTTCGGCTGCCACAGCAGTTTCTTTAGGTGCAGGTTTTCCCTTACTAGACTCTTCTTCAGGAACGACTACTTCAATTTCTTGTTCGTCGCCACCGATATCGATGTTTTTCTCTTCAGCCATGCTGAGCTCCTATTGCACTGACCTCAAACGTTTAATACGTCTGATGGATCAATGATTGTTGCGATGACTTCATCATCGTTGATAATACGCACTTCCCCGCCTTCAATTCTAAAACGGGCACCCGCGTATCGGCCTATCATTACCCAGTCACCTTTTTTACACCAAGGTCCAGCTGGAAACTTTGCCTTATCATTATAAGCATCCGGACCAATGGCAAGCACGTAGCCGACAACTGTCGCAACAGAGTTGCGTTCAATTGTTTCATCAGCTAGGTGAACACCGCCTTTGGTTTTTCCAGTGCCCTTATAAGGCAAAATCAAAACACGCCATCCCGTAGGCTTGGGCATCCGCTCCAAAACACTTGCTTCAATTTTGGAAGGATCAAGCACTACTTCTTCAGGCTTGACGTAGGCATTTTGCAAGACCGTTGATTCTTCTGACGGGGTTGCAAGTTTCTGAGCCAAATGCTCAGGGAGTAGCAAACTACTCATCTTGATCTATATCCATCCTTTTTAGCAGAGAGCGCAGTTCAGTTTGTATTTCATCCCACCCCTCAAGTTTTCCCCTGAGGTGTCGGTAAGCAGCGAAGTCTTGAACTGAGCCCTCTGTGATTGCTTCAACCACAACTTCGCGCCGCTGTTTCACAGTCTTAAGCAGATTTTCTAGAATGTAAAGTCCGTCCATGCAAAAACCTATTCTTTTGGGGTAGAATTATAGATCATAGCATCTTTTTTCTGCGAACCAGAAGAACTTCCAAAATAGAAAGCCATGACTCCTGTCCATCCGGCCGACAAAGTGCCAAGCAGCATAAGTAGCACTTCCGACCCGTTAAGCGGCAACCCGACGGCTAAGACATACGCAATGATACCAAAATACCCTAGTGTTACGCTTATCGCCAATGCCCGTGGAATCCAATCCTTGACTTCCTTCTGCATATCACGGGCAGACTTACGATCATCTACGGCAAGTGCCTCTAAATCAATGTCGAGACTTTTCATTTGTACTTTGAAATCCGCATCGATTTTTTTGACTGCTGCCAGTTGCTCAGGCGAGGCAGCGCGTAGAGCGTCCTGCAAATCGTCTTCAGAGCCGTCTTCATTTCCAAGCAAGGCTTGTGACAATGCTTTTGTTGCCATGCCAGCCAACGGTCCCCCTAGAGCCGTAGCGATGCTTGGTGCTACAGACCCGAGTAACGGTCCGAATGTTTTAAGAAGATCCATCTTTTCCTCCGGTGGATTTAGAACCTAACATGATACCGGATAAAGTACCTGTGAGGAACGTTGCGATTGGCGCGATTAACTTGAAAAATTCCTGATCATTCGGTGCTTGCCCGTCAATCGGCTGCACCACAAAAATCAAACTATACAACACGGCAAACACGGTGCCTGTCAACGTTAGGCACAAACTGACACCAATTATAAATTGGAGCAGGGCGTGAAGTTCGTCTTCTTTAATCCTCATCTTGCGACGGCTCCGCATGGATTTCTTTTTAGGGTGTCTGCGGAACAGGTTCCAGAAGCGGTGCAAATAGGAGGATTGCATTCAGGTGCGTCCCAATTAGCAGGGTCTTGACACGGGTATCGGTAGCGGTCCTCGCACCCCGATAAGATTAAAAACGCAACCGCTATCCAGTATTTCATTTATGCGCCGTCAGATAAACAAAAAGAGCAAGACCCAGAGCCATAACAATGACGCCCAAGAACATCCACGCGCCTAGGATAAGTTCGGCACGGCGTTCTTCAGCTTCTTTTTGAGCGATTGCAGCTTGGCGCAAGGCTTCCTTACGCATTTCTGTGACTTCTTTTTGGATAGAAGACCACGCTGCTAATCCATACGCCCCAACAAACAAATTGCGAGTATCTAACTGAAGCTGTTGCGCCTTTTGTTTCAGCGTGTACAGCTTAATCGCCTCGGCTTCGTACTCACCTTGCGACTGGAACAACCGTTTTTTGCGGTTGCCCGATGTAAGCTGCGTGATCTGAGCGACTCTTGCAAAAAGGTTTCCTACCTTTTCTGCAACATCCAACATCTCATGCCCTGAATCAACGGCACCTTTAATGCCGTTATACAGTGCTGTGGCTCCGGCAATGAGCGTAAAAGGATCCATGCTTACCGCACAAGAAACTTTTGCGGACGCAACATAGCACCAAATCCACGGGCAGTTTGTCTACCTACGGGTGCGCTAGGAACACTTGTGCCCTGTGGCTGTGCTACAGGAACACTGCCCTGATTAACGATCTGTTGGTTAGTGATAACCGAAGGGTCTTTTGTCTTAGCCATTTTACTCTCCTTTTATGCCAAATTTAGAATAGTCGTACTCAGTAAACGGTTTTCCTTTTATACCAAACTTAGAATAGTCATAGTTAAACAGGGGTGCAGTCGGTACGCTAGGGTCGATTTCAGGTAATAATGGACTTCTGTCAAGGGATTCAATCCCTAACAAAGGTTTATCCCTGCCACCGTACATTTCTTTATACGTCTGCATTGGGTCAGTGTTGGTAATTTTACCACCACTTGGACCATACCCACCAATAACGCTACTATCTGTAGGGGCTGCGGTTCCTGTACCATAATAAGCATCATTAATCATGTCCGCAGTCGAACGTAAAGTCTTTTCCCCCGTGACAAGGTTTGTTCCACCTGCTATTAAATTATACAGCCCTACTGGAGGCACTACCGAACTGATTAACGCGCTCCCAATATATCCAGGAAGATCACGAGTAAATTGATCTACCATGCCGAGCTTTGGCTCAGGCGTTGTTGGTACATTGGTAGCAGAAAGTGGTTTTAATGGATCAGTAGGAGAAACTCCTGCTGCTTGTGGGTCAGGAATAGTAAAACCCGCGTTAGGGTCAGCCATTGCTTTTTGAAAGTTTGCTTGGTAATTCACTGTTTCTGTAGGCAAAGATCTTTTCCCAGCCTGATAGGCTTTGTATGTTCCTGGACCAGCATTGTACGCACCAGCGGCATCGTATGTGTTTCCAAATTGGTTTACGAGTTTGTTATAATACGCTAGCCCAATACTGTAGTTATAATCTGTATCCGTAAGATATTTATTTTTATCCCACGTTAACCCTGCGTCTGCTGCGGCTTCAGGAGCAGTAGTATCCTTAACCTGAGCAATTCCATGGGCCTTTTTTGGCGAAGTTAAGGGGTTGCCTTGAGCGTCTAACCCGCCTTCAATAGGAATCATTCCCCTATCAAAAGCTAATTTAACACTGTCTGGAATTTTTGTAGCCCCAATGTACTTTGCACGTTCTTTTGCTGCATCCACCGCTGTAGGAGCAGGGAGGTCTGCAATACCACCAGAGGGTATCGAACCCGTACCCGCTCCCGGACCTTGCGAGCCGGATTTAGAGCCGTCACCTCCGGGAGCACTTCCTGGACCACCGCTTGTGTCGGTTTTGCCGACATTTCCTGGACCTTGCCTGTCCCTATCTACGTTACCAGAGGTGCCAGCATTTCCTGGACCCTGTCTATCTCTGTCTACATTGTTAGAGGTACCGGCATTTCCTGGACCTTGCCTGTCCCTATCTTTTTCTGCCCCGCCCCCGTAATTGCCAGTCGCCCCTGCACCCATACCGCCATATCCGGGTTCAAAGCTCATTAGCCCTGTGTTCGGGTTAATTTTACCACTGCCGCCCATACGCTTAAGTAGCGCGGCTTCTTCTGGGTTGATGTGGGCTAATATGGTGTCGCCATTACGCCCCATGCTTTGCAACTTCTGCGCGGTAGCCTGTACACTGCCACCTTCAGCATAACTACGCACCGCGTTTTCACGCGATTGCCTACGCTGCATTAAAAGATGTTCTACACCACCATGAGGCATATCAAAGCAACCCGTTTTTCATAAGTTGAGCTTCTACACGCATCTTAGCAATATCTTGGGTGCTTTGTATACGCTCAGCATCCATTTGTTGCTTTTCACGCGCCTTTTGAACATCTAGCTGGATTCTTTGGGTAGCTTCATTGGCACGTTGTTGGCTATCCTGCTCTTTAATATCCAACTCACGACCTTTGAGCTCAACCAATGGGTCAGTTTGCTGCCCACCACCAAACGCAGCCAAAACCTGTTGCGCCATTTGGACTTCGAGCTCAGCAATTTGGGCTTCCATCTGCGGGTCAGGCTGCGGGGGTTGCTGCGGCTGTTGACCTTGCTGCATCGGCTGTTGTGGTTGCTGTGGTTGCTGTTGCATCACCTGCTGACGCGCCGCAAAACCAATATGCTCAAAAACATGGGCCGTAACCGCTGCCAAAGCCGCAGGGGTGTTCTGTATAAGGGGCAGTTTTACAAGCTGAATGTGCATTTGGATGTGCGCCATGTGGTTTTGCTCTTCAAACACCTGCGGCACAGGCGCACCATTTGGCACATTGATCAACTGGGCATTTTCATTTGCCGGACCAATAGGCTGTGGGGGCTGTTCTGGCTTAAGGATAGCATCAATATCCTCTACACCAAGCGCGGCATACATACGCCGCAAGGCCTCACGCATATTATGGCTTGCAGGGTCAGACTGCGCGAGCTTCAGTTGCTCTTGGGCCAAGGTAATACGCTGTGTCATACTGAAAATATTCGGGTCTGATACCGGAATAATATCAATACGACCGTCAAAATCGCTCTGCTTTATGCTTTTATCGCCACCAATGACCTCATAAGGGTATTCAGGAGGCAAATAATCAGCAAAAACCTGCGCAAGTAGCTTCAATTCCTGTTTTAGGGCATAGTGCAACCGCTTATGCACCGCTGACATGACCCTACCACCACGTTCCAACACGGCAATAGTAGTACCAACAGGCATTTCTTGGTTAGTGTCGCCCATACCAAGGTCAGTTGTGCCAATAAACTTTTCAGCCGCTGTAATACAGAACCCTAAAAGCTGATAAAGCGTAGCTGACGGCTCTTTATACGGCAATGGCATAAGGTTAGCTGCCAAATCGCCTCCGGGAGCGTCAACATCTCGCCACTCTCCGGGTTGCAATGGCTGCGCACTGTCCTGAATACGTAGTCCTTTAGCCTTAAACCCTGCTGGAAGGTTAGCTAAGGTTCCGGCGTCGATAAGTTGTCGCAAGATGCTTGTTGCACTGCGGCTAAGATTACCGAGCAAATGCACCAAACCAAAACCGTAGAAGCCAAGTCCCGGAAGCATCTTGTAATGCACAAAGTATTGCTTCTTACGCTGCTTAGGGTCTTGTTCATTATAGTTGCGACGAATAGACAAAACTTCGCCAGAACCTTTTTCAACCGTTATGATGTACGGCAAAAGCAAACCGGAAGGCTCGCCATCTTCATCCATTACTTCAAATCCGGGAACTTCCCAGTTGCAATGGCACTCGTACAACACGTACTCATCGCTTATTCCGGAAGGCTCAACACCCCTGATCTTATCTTCTTTTTGGGTAATGTCATCGGCTTCGTAATCAGTTGGATCGCCGATTTCAACATCACGGTAAAAACCGTTCAACTGCTGCCTACGCAACTCGTTCTTACTTAACCTAAGTACGTGGGTTACGCGCTCTGCAGTAAAAAGATCCTTTGCACTGTACGGTACAATAAGATCCTTAGGGAAAATAACCGCGCTAGTTGCCCTACCCAAATAGGAGTCATAATAAACCTTCTTAAACGTGCTGCCGCCGTAACCAGTGTAATAGAGCATCTGATCGTATTCAGGATCGTACTCTTCCATTACCTCAGTAATCTGGTAATTCATAAAGGCTTTAACGCGGTCGGCCTGAGCCTGAATTTCAGGGGTCACCATACCAACAACACGGGTACGTACTGGCCCACCCGCAGGGAGGAGTTCTTTGTACGCTTGTGCCTGAAACTGCGTTACGGCCTCGTTTAAGATTGGATGGGTTACACCTGTTGCACCCGCAAACGGTTCGGTACGATCTTCATAAGTTAAACCAAGCAGGGTCAAACCTTTTTCGTACGCACTACGCCATTCTTCACGGCTGGAATCATCATCCTCAATCAACTGGCAAAGTTCACTGCTGAGTAAACCAAGGTCGCTTTCATCCATACCCACAGCAAGGTTATCACCAAACCCAATACTATCGATGTCTGTTGACTGCGGACCCAACGTTACAACAGCACCCCCGTCATCTGTCATTTCGACAAAACTATCTTCCATGCTGAAGGGATCTTCAGGCATTGCAGCCTCTGCAGTTTGGTCATCTACGATTTCGATATTATCAGGCAGGGCACCATCAATATTGGCGTAAGGGTCTTCGGGCAACTGAACCAACGCGCCATCTACATTGTTATAAGGATTGGTTGCCATCAGTAATATACCCTACTCTGTGGTAGTCCTACGCTATCATCAACGTAGTCTTCCGGATGTGTAATGAACCCGCCCTGCCGAAAACGCATCAATGCTTGCGTCATGGCGTCAACCATATCATCATGCTCGCCAAATGGAAAGGCCGCGCACTCTTCAATTACTTCCTCGGCCCAACTGGATTCGGGTGCCCAAACCATACCACTCTCAAATAACGGGGCTACAGCATTCACTCTACTTATCTTATCATTACCTCTACTTGGGCTAAAGTTCACCACAGGTATGCCCATTGACCGTAACTCTTGAGTCAAAGGCAAACCCGCCGCCTTACTTTCAACCAAGACAGTGTCGGGTTCCCATTACTGATATTCTTCCAAGGCAATACGTTTTAGCTCAGGAAATTCCCACCTGCCCTTTTTGGCATCCAGTAATATCACATTGGCCGATTTATCTTCTTCTGGGTAAAACACACCCCACGTTTGTATCGCACTAAAATCGGCGGTCTGGCTTTTCAAAAAAGCAGTATCGTATGTTTGCATCACATACTGCAACTTGGGTATCTTTTCCTTAGTCCATATATTCCACCAACTACGCTTGATAATACTGCTCATATCGGCGGTCGGCTGCTGCATATATTGCGCTTGCCACTTTTGCAGTTGGATACTGGCCTTTACACTTTCTAACTCCTCCAATTTCCAATACTCAGGCCACAGGGGCTTGCCACTTTCCAATATAGCGGGGAACTCAATCATTTCCCACTTATCAGCTTTGATATCCATAGCACTCTGCTTAAGTAACTTTGCGGTTAAGTCCAACTCGGACCAACGAGTCATAACCAAAACAATCGCACCTCCCGGCTGGAGCCGTTGGCGCGGACCACCTTGGTACCATTCCCATGCACCCTCCAAAGCAGCGGGGCTCATTGCATCCTGCTCGGAGTGGGGGTCATCAATAATAAACAAATCCGCACCACGGCCCGCGATATTACCGCCAACACCCGCAGCGTAATACTCACCGCCACCATCAGTTTCCCATCTGTACGCAGCCTTACTATCACTACGCAACTTAACCCCGAACACCTTCTGGTACTCTTCAGTTTCCATAAGGTTCTTAACTTTACGCCCAAACCGAATACTAAGGTCAGCGGTATGGGTTGCTTGCATAATCTTTAAATCGGGGCGTCTACCTATCATCCAAGCAGGGAACAAGTAACTTGCAAATTCAGATTTCGTATGGCGCGGCGGCATGTTGATTATCAACCGCTTTATTTTGCCATTGGCTATATCTTCAAACTTCTGGGCTACAATCTTATGGTGTCTACCAGCGATGAATCCGGGCCATACAAACTTAACAAAATCTAAAAAACTGTCTTTAGCCTTTTCAGTTAACGTTAAACTTGCACCACGCTTTAACAACTTAGCCAACCGCTTGGCGACCTCGTCGGGCATAGCATTCGGGGGCATCGTTACTTGGTGCATAAGGCAATCTCCATGCAACACATAACAAAAATCCATATAGGGGGCAACGGGGTACCTTACATGAATTTATTCGAATACAGGGGTGAACAGGGTACCTTAACCAATTTTATTCGAATACGGGGGTGGATAGGGTACCTTAATCCGCCTAATAGGGAAAAGGGGCCGATAATTTTTGAAAACTGTCGACGAACTGTAAAAAACTTGGTAAAGGGTGAATCGCTGGCACCACGGTGAGAAAGGGGGGGCGCAAAAACCGCGGATGCCGTTGCGTAAGCAAACTACCCCAAGGGTACCTTGCATAGGTTGCCTAGTAGCCATGCGTTGCGCATAGGTTGCCTAGTAGCCATGCGTTGCGCATAGGTTGCCTAGTAGCCATGCGTTGCGCATAGGTTGCCTAGTAGCCATGCGTTGCGCATAGGTTGCCTAGTAGCCATGCGTTTGCCTAACATTATTGTGCAACGCACAAAACCCCATTGTGCATTGCACAATGGGGTTGCCTTGGTTGCGGGGTGGTTAGGCCATTACGGTAAGGGTAACAAACGGGGTGCCCCATGTTTTAGCGCTAGGTGTAAACCCGCCGTTTAGCAACGCTGTTAACACGTTGGGGTTGCCTGTTGTTTCGCACTTGGTTGTTGGGCTTTTAGCGCAAGTGGCAAAGTACGTAGCAAGCGTTGCGCTTGTTAGTGCAATGTTAAACAACGTTGCACGTTGCCCTAGTGGGTTGCCTTGGTACCCAAATGGTACAGGCCCGCGCAACCCTTGCGCTTGCCATTGTGCGTTAACGTTTGGCAAAACGTTAACGGCAACCCTTGCCAAGTTAACGGGGGCAATACCACCCGCGTTGGCATTGCACCATGCACGTAGGCTGTTAAAGGTAACAGGCGCGCCATTGGCAAAACTAAACGCTTGCGCGGCGCTTGGGGCCGTTTGGGTTGCCGTTGGGGTTGCCTTGGCAATAACAGGCAAGGCGGCGCTTTTAGCTAGTGTTACGCCTTTGGTATTGGTGCTTGTGTTGGTAGTAGCCATTTTAGTAACCCTTGTTTTAAGGTAGGCGTTGTTGCCTACCCCCAAACATTACCACCTTTACCCAACGTAAGCACAACGCCTATTTGCTTGCATTTGTGCAAAGTCCGTTTGCATTTGTGCAAACTGCAAACCTTACGTATACGGCAGTCAACTGCCCCTGCGGCAACAGACTGCCCCTGCGGCAGGTGGATTTGGAAAAGAGGATAGACTTGGCGACGAATAGATGATGATTAGAGGATGACTGGACATATAGATATTCAATTCGTCGAGGTCAGGCTCCAAGGAATTTAGAATTCTTCAACCAAGGCTCCAAGGAATTTTAATTCTCTAACCAAGGCTCCAAGAGGTTTGCGCTCCTAGAGCCTTGGTTAGTTGTTAGATGTCAAACGCTGCAATTAGGTCGTCGCCTAAAGCAAACACGTAGACCTCGGCGGCACCGTTGTCGGTGGCAACATTGTACACGGCAACGTCGTCACTGACCGTGTACTTAAAACCATTGTACCAATGGGAGAAGTTGACCACCGAGATTGGTGCATGGCTATTAAAACTTTCTGGATAAAGTGCTTTGCACTGAGCAAGCAACGCGGTGATTTCCTGCGGCCCGAGGTTGGTTGGTATAGCTGTTAACATCGTCGACTCCTTGTGGTGTGCCCTATGCACAAATACATAATGGCACATGAGCCATGGATGACAAGCATAGCTGCCACGACGAATAGATGACGAATAGATGACGAATAGAAGATGATTTGACGACAGGAAGATTATCAGTGGTCAACGGCTGTTTGACGATATATAATCCAACAAGGCCTCGTCATCAAATCTTTTTTCCATCATCAAACAAGGCTCCACGGACAACGGACCTTCCTCCACTAACCGCTGGAGTTTGACCGCATTATATAAATAATATGCTGAGCAGGACGGGTGGCCTACTAAGTTCCAGACGTTGAGCATCTTTTTTGATCTCTTTGTTTGCCAAGAGATTTGGGACGGTCTCCACAACTTCTGTGGACGATAGCTTGCAGTTTTGCATATTTTGAGCTCTAACCAGAACTCTAGCTTTGCATTATTGCAAAGAACTCCATTAACGTCGGGTATCCCAGCACCAACTCGAGCTTCAATACGTGTCCAATCAACCCTGTTTTCTGTGCTTTTCTTTAACTTGTTCCACAACTGAGCTTCGTTCATTCAACTCTTCCATGTCTATTGTAGGTGCCGTCGCCTCTATTAAAATAGGGTACTCACTCATGATTCTATTAATTTCAGCCATGACTTCGTCCTTAGACATCTGGTCAATCTTGCCGACCAAGATTTCTTGACGAGTAATGTACAATCCAGCAGCCTGACCCCTCGCTTTTTCAGCAGCAACGGCAGACGCAAAGTTTCCAGAGGCTAACGCGGCATCCCTGATTTCTGCCATGCGTCGTACATGGTTGTCAAACGTAACCTCATAGTGGCCTACAAGCTCTTGTCGTAGCTCCCTGATGCGCTCTACAACGTGTGGATAGCTTTTTCCGTCAAGCAGTTTGCTTGCCTGTTGATAGGCCGCACGGATATTCGTGGAGTATCCTGACATCAAAACACACTGCGTCTGTGTGTAGTTTTCAGTGGCGTAGAGTTTGCAAAACTTTTCTTGCCGCGACGTCAGCGACTTTTCCTGCATGGGGTTGACTACCACACTCATCTTACCGACGGTGATTTCGTCAAACGGTTTTCTTCGCTTTTTGGCAGCGGTGTCTCTGTCGTAATGTCCTCTTGGCATCCCATCTTTCTCCAGTGATGTATATATTTAGGTTAGCAACTTTCAGGTCGCTTGACTACCCTCCAGTCGGGGACTTTGCTTAATAGGAAGACTTTTCCAAATCGACCTCAACATTTTTTTCCAAGAGTACGCGTGCGCGAGGGGAAAATAAGTTCATTTGTTCACGGTCTGTACTCAATAATCTTACCCATGGAAACCATGTTTTTTGGACCATGCTCCTAAACCACACAATATCTATGTGTAATACCCCTAACATTGCAGATATCAAAAAAGATATCGGCTAACATACTGAATTCATTGTCAGATATCAGATATCGGATATAACCGAATTAATTTAATAATTCAAACGACGATTTTCCAACCTATCGCGCTATATCAAGTATCCATAAGGATTACATCCAATATCATTAACTTCCTATAGAGCAAACTATACAAGCCCTCAAATGTCGCCTGTGTATGCGGCTGACATTACTGTTTGTAGACTGCTAAAAAAGCGTACATGACCTGTCACTTTGTAGAGCCTCCACTTTTTATGTAGCGTGGAATACGAAACCCATGCGAGGGCTGCGCCGCCCCGTAGAATGGTATAGGTGCCGTCGCCCTCGTTTTTAATTTCAATCATCACATGCCCTCCGGCTTGTATGTGCCCAACAGGACTGTGTCTAACCCGTTAGCGGAGGCTACATACGCAAGCTGTTTCCATAACCGATGCGGACTAAATACCTCGGCTTCGTCTAACGTCAACATGTAATGGTCATGGACGTTTTGTAAGGATAGTAGCAAACTGCTGTGGTCCGTTATAAACTGCGGTAAGACGGCATGGTATTGGTGCCGCAACTCATCTACGCACTTTTCTTCCATATCTTCAGCGTACACATCGTCGGGGATTAAAACACCAACGGCACATTTCGTACCCTCGGCGCCCCTATATGCACAATAACCGCCTGTCATACTTTGACGTCGTTGTGTAAACAGATGTTTAACAACAATGTCGAACACTTCCTGCTGTTCCATGGCTAACTCCTTGTTTCTGTGCCCTACGCACAATTACATATTAATGGGTGACGTGTGGATGACAACGTGTTGCCCCGATGTGTAGGAGCCCGTACGATCCCCTTGTTGGTGGTTAGCTACCCTAGCACCAACCCCACGCCTCAACCCGTCCCACGGGCCTCCCCTGCGCCCCGTTAACGTCAGTCAAAATAAAACGGGCACCATCGCTAGTGCCCGTTTGGTCTTATGTGTAAAATCAAGTCTAACGTGCTTTGTCTAACCAGTCGGGTGGGAAAGCCGCCGTGACAATCGGCTTGGTATCTAGGCGTACTGTTATCCGGCTACTGGCTATCCGTGTCACAATGCCAGATTTCCCTTTGTGCATTCCAAGTAGAATATTCACCTTGTCACCATTTCCTAGAATATAAAATCTTCCGTTTGGATTTCTGTCAAGCATATAACCTCCTACCACCACGCGAAATAAAGTATAGTGTCCCCCGCTTCTAAAGCCTCCTTTGCGGCATCACAGAACCGCAAATCATCAACCTTGGTGCTATCGTCTGGGGGATTGTCACCAAAAAAGAATCCTTTGGTAGGTGGCAATGTCCCGTTTGTCACGGCTACGCGCAGCAACGCTACGTCCTCCGCTGTCAAGCGCATATATGCACAGTTGAAGTCGCCCTCGCCGCCTTTGCCAAGGTACAGTCGGTGCATCCAACCATGGAGATCATGGTGCTTGCGCCAATACCAGAGTTCATTAACTTTACCATCGTCAAACAAATGCCCGATGGTCTCCTTGTGCATACCGACATCGGGTTGGTCTTCCAAATACTTAGCCTTCACCCGATGCACATACATATCTAAACCCATATCAAGCCTCCTTTGTGGGTATACGAATTTGCGTAATGAGTTCACGTGTTAGAATATTGGGCATAAGGCTGAATTGATAAGCGACCTCAAGGAGACCCTCTGCCAATGCAGCGTAGTTCCATCCTTTTTCAGGATTATCGTGTTCCCAGTTCCGAGGGCTGTCGTGTACCGTTTGCAGTTTGTTGAGCAACGGAATGTGGTCCTCAAAGTAGGAGGGCACCTTGAACTCCGAATAATCCACGAGGCTTTTAACACTCTGATTTTCCATATCACGTTTATAAACGTCGTCGGGGATAAGGCATCCTACCGCGCATTTGAGTTCGCCAGTGCGATACGCGCAACCTGACTCACCAACGGTTTTTTCTTCGCTATAATATCCAAAAGCGGGTTTTCCCTGCTCAAATAAGTGTTTGACTACGGTATCGTAGATTTCTTGTGCTAACATAGCTACCTCCTACTTGTTGAATTCAAGGTGCAATTCTTCACCCTCAGTGCGGGTGGCGTACTTGCCTTGTTTGATAAGTTTCCAAAATTCACGTGGAACACCTAAGCTATCCAAAAACTTGTTGAATTTTTGGTCAGGCAAAGTGCCGTCTTTGCGGCCTTGCTCAAGCCACTTGAAGAATCCTGGAGAGTAGATAAATGGTGTGCTGTGGATAACCACAGTTGTAGATTCAAACGTTTGTTTCATGGCGCACTCCTTTCTTGCTAAGTGCCATAGTTAAAGTATAGGGCAGGATGCTTAGATGACAAACCTGCCCTATTGCAATTTAATAGGGGTGGTCCTCGTCGGTTTCTGCATTGATATAATCAACACCTTCTACAAGACCCAACAACGCATACCAATCAACGCTTCCTGTGTTCAGGTAACTATCAATTGCGCGCACAGCATCGTCATTACTAATATGGTCGTAATCGATGCCCTCAGGCGGGTAAAACAGAGTTTTTAACACAGGGTCTGTATCACTAGCCCACCTGATAAACTTCCGTGCTTCATCTTCCACACCCAGTTTATCGTGAAAAGTTGTCAGATTCCACTGCTTACTGTTGTTTCTTAATTCGGTAAACAACCATCCACCGATACATCCTGTAGTACTGCAAGCATGGCTCTTTTTACTACTGTATTCATTTGAATTGAACACAAGGATTTGGTTCATGTTAAAAATGTATTCCTCGACTTCGGGGTCTAAGAATTCATGTGCCTTGCCATGTACAATTTCCTCTGTGTTTAATTGTTCTTTGACCTTTGTCAAAGCTGCATTAATCTGCTCACGAGTGTACATTGCATTCCTCCACAGTTGGGAAAAGGTTAGGCATACCGTCCTCACGCAGGTATTCATTAAACTCTTCGGCGTAACTTGCCCAATCAGGCGGGGAACCCCCCTCTTTGTACGCCATGTAATCTTCCTTAAAGGAAGCCATGCACTCACCCGCTGCTTCATGGAACCAATCGGTCATGTCGTGCCAATGTGCGCGTAAAACTTTAAGATGAATAATAAACTCTTGTTCGGTCATGGCTAACTCCTTTCTCGTTAAGTGCCATATTTATATAATAAAGGCTGAGGCCTAGATGACAATGTACCCTTTTGGTCTAATGTGCCGCAAAGGGTCTTTGCCTTGTTTTAAGAATTCAATGTAGCCTTGCGCGTGGGATTTTGCATCGTCAGGGTTTAGCCACGATTCTTGGCTTAGATAAGAAACCTTACCCTCACCATTTACAACCTTTGCTCTAAACCCAGAAACGTGGAATTTTGATTGCTCTGACGCTGCTGTATATTGAGTATCCATATTGCCCTCCATAACCATTACTTTTTATATAATAAAGGGTGAGGCCTAGATGACAAATGCGGCATGTTAATTGCTCGGGGTTGTCAAAAACTTCAAACAAGGGTAAAGTCATCACTTCCTCCCAAGGACAACTATCCCCCTGTGGTTACTCCATTCTACAGGGGGATTTTTATTACCTGACTACATTGACCTCAAATGTCAACTCTTCAAACAACTCATTGAATTTATTTTCAATGTCATAGGGCGATGGTATTTCCAACCCTTCCAAACATGTATCTACATAGTGGTTGGCGTCCAAAAGCATACGCTCAACCTTGTCGTCGATGTAGTCAGTAATGTTATCCATGTTTTTACTAGAAATCTTGTCATCAATGGTATCATCTATATAAGTGTTCAAACTGCTGATAGGTTTTTCAAGTTCGCGCAGCACACTTACAACTTCAAGCATGATTTCAGTTTGCAGCAGTCCTATTTCACGCTGCTTTGCTTGCGAGGTACGCACCAAATCAAGCAGGGAATTCAAACGGTCGTCCATGGTCATCGGTCCTTTATTAGTGTTAACATTAAGATAAAAGCTATGGTGAAATAAACCAACATCATGTGTGAGTGTACCCGTCGGTTTCAATGCCTACCCACATACCGCACCAATAGACCATGACGCAGTCCCAACCCTTGGAAACACTAAGCCTGAACTCTTTGTAAGTGACAGGTTTACCCGTGTCGATACGGTCATAAAGGCGTTTTAATGCCACCCGCTGCTGACGCGTCAATACTATCATTGTACTTCCCTTTCTGCGAAAGTGTGTTTAACAATACTTATAATAAGGGGTGATGCCCCTAAGACAACCTATTTGTTATCTTGCTCGCGTATCTTTTCCTTAACAACGATAAGGAATTTTTGTAGGCAAGGTTCACAAACAGCTTCACCTTCTGTATCGGTGCTAATGCAAATCGTATGGTTATCGCAGTGGTCACAGGGCCACGGATACAGTGCCTGTATTCTTTTTCCTGCGTTTATAGAGCGCCCGTTTTTCATGTACCAAAACCTTTCTGCCTTTTACTGTTATCGCGTACAAGCCGCCGCTCTTCGGTATAAAGTACGCTTTAACTTCTTCCTCTAAGCCTTCGTTTTTCTTTATTTCTTTTCCGTGTATCATGTTGAATCACCACTCCACTTACTAATATGTACCCAACGAATAAAAGGATAAGGCACCACGCGCCTTGCTCAAGTAGTTCTGTGTTCATTGTCCAAGCACCTCAGGTACGGTAATGTTACCCCATTGGGGCTTATGACAGTTTTACGAGCAAGCAGTTTTTTCTCTAAAACAAACTCCCTGTGCTTGTTCACAATGGACTTCCGTGTGTTGGCTTTTGCTGCCATCTTTAACATGTGCCTCAATTACTCTTCCTCCTTAAATGCGTCAATAAACACGGGTGTTCCTTTACCGACCCATGCCCCTATTACATTGTATTCCATGTACTCACAGGCCTCGGTGTAGTCCATACCGTCACGTTCCATTAGTATTTCAACGCACCTAAGATAATCGTACACGGCTAGGTCTTGGGTATGTTGCCGCCCCATACCAATCAAGGCTTCTGCAAAGCCGTCCGCTAATAATGCTTTATCTTCCATTACTCTGGTTCCTTAAATTTAAGTGCCTTGATAGCGTAATCTTTTATTTGGTTTGAGTGTTTTTCCCACGTTTGCCCTCTAAGCGGCTTTGCCATCGCAATGAATTGCAATGCACTCTCAATCCACATCCACTTGTTCTGCACCCGATCATTCCATATCCATAACCGATCGATCTCTTTTTGTGCATCGCTGAATGCGTGCGATGTATTCTTGATTTGCTTTTCCAACTCAAAAATCAAATCGTCGATGGTGTCACCATGGCCCGTTGCCAGTCCACATCGGATCATCATTTGAGCTAATTTTTCAGTAGCATCCATCACTCTTTCTCCTTCAGTGCCTCATGGGCCAACGCTGTCATTTTAACCAACATTTGAGTGATGTACTGAATAGAAGCGTTACCCGTATTAGATTTGAATGGGCTGAGTTCAGTTATCTGTTGCAAGACTCCTCGCAACCGCTCGATCTCGTCGGTCAGTATCTTATTGGCCTCACGCTCGCTGTCTAATGTCGCTTTGGCGGTATATGCTTCTTGCGCGTTTTTCCGTAAGAGATTTAACTCAGACGTTTCAGCCTCATGAAGTACCCGCACAGCATTGGCTTGCACTTTTATCGCATTTCGCAACTGCTCAATCTCGTCGGCGGCTTTATCCAACATGTTACCCAACTCAAGACGCGCTTCTCTCTTGTATTGCCGCTCTTCCTCGTATGGGTCTTTTCTCAAGTCATCAACGATATCCATCACTTTCCCTTTCACAACTGTATCAAGATATGCCCACATTTCTTTTGTCATCTCTGCTACATCGTCGATGACAACCATTATTTATCCAATTCAGCAACGATAGCAGTGGCAACGATAAATATCCCTATTCCTATTTGAAAACTAGTTTCCATCCCGATTAACGAGCAACCAACTGTCAGGAGCAATAAGTTTATCACCACTCAGTTCCCATCCAAGTTGTCACCACGATCATCAAGGCGTGGGCCTTTATCGTACAATGTTCCTGCTATCGCGGTGACAACGATCTCATATGTCATGTCGTTAATTTCGCGTTCGCTATATTCGTCGCCGCTGTTGTGCA